AAGTACAAATGCACCTGTAATCCAAGACTTTCCTACTCCTCGGAAGGCTTGTATCTGTAAACGCTTAGGTCCGTTCTGTAAGTAGTCCGCAATAGCGTACTGAGCTCTAGTAGGTGAAGGAAGACCGAGCTGGTCCCACAAAGCTTGTAGGAACAGCTTAAAATCTTCTTTTAGAGAGGTTACTATTTCATGATCTGTCATCAGGGTAAAGTAATTCAAGGTTTAATTGTTTATATCGACCATTTTTTGCTAAATCTAGAAGATACAAAAATTCTTTAATCTTTTGTTTTTTGACTTTCTTTTGTAACCGCTCGTTCTTAGATGTAGTTTTAAATATTTTTTCATCTGCTGAAGTATCAACTTGACTATCAGAACTAATGACTCCGAAATCTTCGTTCCACTGTTCAAGTGCTTTTGGATTTTTTAAATCTATATTTACACCATACCTTTTATAAACATGGTCTGTTATGTCTTCTATTCGTACTAACATTTCTGGAGTATCATTTAAATAAGAATCTACAAGGCTATGTAAAATACCTTCTCTTATTTCTATTGGAAAAAGATTACTTCCGTCTTTGTTTTTAGCATATAAAACACTATAATAGTTAGGTATTGTATACTCAGTTTTAAAACCTATATTCTTTGTTGAGCTCGGATCGTACGCATAAATAACTAAATCAGACTTGTTTGGAGAGTTAATATCAGCTTCATAACCTATAACAGCATTTAATCCTTTGTATTTGCCTGCTGTAAATTTTTTAACTGGAAAAGTCCTTACTTTTTTTCCGGGGTAAACTTCACTTTTTTTACTAGGAGTAATATACTCAGCTATCTGATCTTTCATTACTTTAAATTTAGGATCATTTAAAAAAACTATATTACCTAAACCTTTATCAAGAACATAAACATCATTGTTCATGTATCCTAAAGATTTACCGTATGCACTCTTCCAAAACTCAGCCTCATCTAAACCGATCATATGTTCATGATAGTTTTGACCAGATGTATCCGAGTTCCAATCAATTAGCCAAGGATGTTTCTTTTCTAAAGCATTTCTTTCTTTTACGTTTAGTTTCATTAACTCTCTAAGTAATACTCTATCTGACTCGGAAGAATTTTCGGATTTCATTTTCCTAGAATCAATCTCACTTAAAGGTGTAGGTATATAAGTTTGATTAGGTCCAACAGCACTTTGATCTGCTTTAACAAATCTCCAATACTGACCTTGACTATCTACAAAGTCTGTATTAGAACTAAATCTTTTTTTCTCTACACCCGGACTTAGATTAGCTTCGTTATATCTATTTATTAGGTTTTGTGTAAGCCATTGTCTATAACGAGTCTGGTTAACTATGTTATCCATTCCCGGTACGTCAAGTATTCTGTGATTACTAATATCAAAATAAAAAGTCTTTTCACCAGTTTTGGCTTTTGTCTGCCATTGATTTAAAAAGTTAGGAGTTAAATCATCAGCACCTTCAATAGATCCATAATTAGGTTCAGCTACTGACCAAAATTCGTTATTTAACTGAAAATTAGTTAACTCATTTTTAGGTATGAATACTGTATCCTTACCGGGGTCATACTCACCTTCCCCAGACTTAATGATAGGGCTATTTTTTTTATCTACTTCATTTTTAGTTTCAACATTAGACGTACTAAATACATCATCTATAAGTCTATTGTATAAAGCTTCTCCAACAAAAGGTACAGCTTCTAGGTATTTAGGTTTAGTAAACTCTAGATCTCCCATTTCGTTTTGATCTAGAACTACGTTAGCTAGGCTACCACCGGGGACAAAAGTTTTAAACCCTTGCCATACCATCTTTTTGACATTAGCTAAATTCCGTTGAGAATCATCAATAAATAGATCGTTTTCTTCTTCCATCAATTAATATGTGATAAGATTACATGCTCTCGATCTGTCATTCCAAATCTCTTTCTCATCCACTCGAGCCAGTGGTGACTACCTTTATCCTGATTACATCGTCGACAACAGGGTACAACATTCGTTGTAATATCTTTACCCCCTTTACATTTAGGGTGTACATGGTCAATAGTAAGTTGTTGTAATTCATAAGTTTTTCCGCAATAAACGCATTGACAATTAAAGTGCTCTTTGATAGCTCTTCTCCAGAGCCGTTTCGATTCTGAACTTGTCATCGTTATTAAATTGTGTAAATAGTAATCAGGTTTTGGTAGTAATGGTGTCATAGATTAACGTCGTTGTGCTCCGCCTCTTCCTCGGTTTGTTTTACGATTTTCTTCGACTATCTTGCCATTCTTATGTGACAAGTCAGTCTGTGGTCCAGTACCACGCTCTCTACGTATCTTCATAAGGTTACGTCGATACTCACGCTTTGCTGGTGTACTGTTAATCTTTGTATTGTCACGTCTATGTTTCTCACGTGACTTCTTATTCTTCCGATAAAACTTAGCTGTTTTACCGGGGTTTGGGCTAAGTTTAGGTCCGGGTCTTCCCATACATTCTGCTCTTTACTAATTCTGGATCTACCTTTGGTATGATAGATGCAAGTTTGTCTAGTGGGCTACCCTCAAGAGCAACACCTGTAATGTCATTAGTTTTAAGCCAATCACATGCTGCCTTCAAGTCTTGAGTCTTTGCTTCTCCACATTTTATCAAACGTAAAAATTCTTGTGTAACAAGGTAGTGAAGCTCGTTAAAACTTTCTTCGTCTGCTTTCTTAGGTATTACTCTTGTTTCTGTCATAATCCGAAAATATCTCCCCAAGCAATGACTTCTATAGTTCCGTCTGTGCTTGCATTTCTAATAGCATGTAATACAGGATCACCACCATCAGATACTTCACTGAAAGGTACATCCATATATACTGTTTCTCCATTCTTTAAATAAAAACTGTTTGCAGTTGCTGCTGCTCCCCAGTTATATCTAACGTCAGCTCCAACTGCTGTAAGGCTAACAGTTCTAACGTGGTAGCCTCCAGCAATTTCTTGACCTAATGTAGTTGATGCACTGTTAGCACCAGCTGCTACTACGTACCTTCCACGAGGGGTCCAAGTACTTGCCATGTTTTTCTCCTAATAAGGTTGTTATTCGATGTCTAATCCTTTTTTGACTATTTGTAGTGCTCTGTCATCAAGTTCGTTATCTGTAGACTCTACTAGCTTTTCGAGTAGGTCAACTACGAACTTTTTAAACTTGTCACTTTTTAAGCTTGTTAGTACAAGTGGTTTAATTAATGCTAACATTATTTAGTCTCCTTTTTAGATTTAGGTGCTTTCTTTTTAGCAGCTGCTACTTTAGCTTTAGCGTCAGCTTCTCTTGCTGCTATTTGTATTGATAGTGTACTCATTAGAATGATAAAAATTTCTTTTTCTCTGGTTGAGGTGGTAGCAATGATTGTATAGGTACGATGTCCTGACACAGAAAAGCTACCCGTGTATTTGGTCTTATAGTAAAACCTTGACGTTGTAACTCTGCACATTTAAGTGCTCTTACAAGTTCGTAATCTAATTGCATCTTCTCCTCTTGACGCTTGGCAATACGTCTGCATTGCTCAAGACCACGCTTATCTAGAGGAACCATAAAGTTGATTTGAAACCCCCAGTTCTCATTTAGCTGATAACTTGATGGGTATAAATCTCTTGTATCTTCATCCGCTGTATACGGATTTGTATGGTTGCCCATATAAAATGGACTAAATGTCATTGTAGATCCATTACATGAAATGTTTGGACCATAGGTTTGACGAGACGATGCTCCATTGTTTTGGAACTGCACCGCCTGATTCGTCACGTTACCTGTAGCTGCTGCCACAGGATTTGAGCTATTGTTTGTATCTCCTTCTGCAAACGCTGGTCCTACTGTGAGAAGACAGACAGCGATGTAGTAGTAGAGTTTATTGTATAGTTTCTTGTAGTATCCCATTGTTCTACTAATCCAGCTGCTCTTGTTGTTGTTTCTAATGACCAAGGATTAGCTGTGTTAGTCACTGTAAAGGTTGTCCCACTACCAGCTATATCTGCTGATGGTGTAATATTAGTTCCAGACCATGTATTTACAGTAGCTCCGAAAACTTGTTTTTGCTCGACCTCAGTTATAGTCTGAGTTGTAGTGGTTGTACTATTCATCGACCCTGTAGTAAACTGGGGCGTAACAGTATTAGCTCTTGCAACTGCGGGTGATAACAATGCTAAGAGAAGAATTAGTTTCTTCATGTCTTTGGTTTTTGTTCTTTTTCTTTTTTACCATTACCAGTAGACAAACCAAAAGTGGCAAGTGCACCAGTAAAAATTGAAGCGACGAAAGTGATATCGCCTGCTGTAGCTGACTTTTTAATCATAGGCAGCTCAACATAACTTAGGGTAATAATAAACCCTGACCAGATTACAACACCTAGACGCACTGCTGCACCTAGTACTTGCATCTGTTCATCATGGTCATCTATGTTTTCTTTGAGTTTTGTAAAGATTCCCTTTTTTTCTTCCGGTTTTCTTTCCATTTTTTTATTTTATCTTGTAAGAACTTTTGTATTTTCTTCCTTAGTTTTTCTATAATAGGTTGTGTTATAGTTGTAGCTGCAACAGCTGTTACGGCTGCTATAGCTGTAGGAACTAATACATCACCTGTAGGTAATTTATAAGGTGGGAAAGGTGGAGGTAATGTAGGTGC